ATGGCATTTGCTGAAAATCCGTTTGTAACTAGTAGTGGTGTACCAACAACAGCTAGGTAAATATAAATTATTGAGGTAGAATAAAAATTATGTGGGCATTAGTAGAATCAGGCAGTATAACTGGTACTTATAACCAAGCGAAAGCTATACAGATAGGGGATGTTAAATACCCTGCAAATATATTTGAGTTATGGTCAAAATCTGAATTAGAGGCTGTAGGTCTTTACGAGGTTGTATATGACCATACTAATTTTAAAGATAAAGATTATTATGTAAATACAGATGAAACTTTAACTTTTGCAAGTAATAGGGTTACTGCTTCTTGGGGAACTGCAACAGCTAAAAATTTAGATACCTTAAAAAGCGAACATAAAAAAACTATTGACGATCAAGCTTATGGGTTACTACAGCCTAATGATTGGATGGTGGTAAGAAAAGCTGAAAGTTCAAAAGCCATACCATCTGATTGGCTAGATTTTAGAGTAGATGTAAGAAGCGCAGCTTCTAGCATGAAAGATAAAATAGATGCTGTAAGTGATGTAGACGCACTAGCAGCATTATATGTTTATAACGATGCCAATCCACCAGTAAGACCGCTAGGCGAGTTTCCAACGCCACCAAGTTCATAGGAGTAAATATGGAAACATTTATCTCATTAATAGTAATATCTGTAATTGTTTTAGCAATTATTTATAAAAGAAAACCACAATGGTGGAATAAATTAAAATCAATATTTAAAGAGTAATGGCAAACGTTAAAGAAGCTATGCTAAAAATCGAGTCGCACGAAAAAGAATGTGCATTGAGATATAGTAATATCGAAAAAAGATTAGATGAAGGCAGTAAAAAGTTTGAAAAACTTGAGAAAATGATCTTCGGTTTATATATAGCTTTTGCAGCTTCTTTAGGTATTGATAAGTTCATTTTATAAATGGACACTTTCGTCCAACTCATCAATGAGGTTGGATTTCCCATAGCTGCAGCAGGTGGCTTGGGTCTTTTTATCTGGAAACTTATAAACAGAATTATCGACGGTATGGAAACTAAACTTGATACTTTAGATGATAAACAAGCTGAACTTATAGCTAATATGGAAGAACGATTAGGCACCAAACTTGATTCACAACATGGTATCTTAG